GCGGCTGAGATCATCTTAGTCGCTCTACTTGCTGTTCTTGCCATAATTCACTTTATTTTTATTGGTTAGACAAATGGGACCCTCCGAAGAGGGCTTTTTGCTTAGTGGGCGAGGAATCCGACAGCCTGTCCATTTCCTATCTTCCAACAGAGCCTGTCTTCCTTCAGGCACTCCGTGCAGTTTCCTGTGCAGAGCATCGTGCCTTCTGGAGCTGACGTTCCGTTCTCGAAGATTGGGTGCGCCTCCGGGAATCCGTGCGGGTTTGGCATGTCCAGGCCAAGCCATCCAGAGAATAGGATGTGCATGTTTTCGGGAATCACGTTGCCCTTGTCGATGTATCCGTTGCACACCTTAAACATCTTGGTGAACGCCAGGAACTTAGTCTCGGGGTGATTTCTCGCAATCTCGCACATCTTCCCTAGATACCACTCGTCCTTGATGTCTCCACCAATATGGAAGCGGAAGGCGCGAGGGAATCTGTAATTGAGGTAACCGTCTATCTCCTTGAAGTAACGCTCTGGATCCTCGTGGAGGATTGCGGAGTTCGTTGCCCTGGACTTAATGACCTCCTTGTAGATAATGTCGTTACGTAAGTCATAGCAGGACTTGCTACAGATGCCGCAGTTTCCGCAGTCCATTACAGGAATGAGGGAAACGGAAGGGATGGCACCTAGCTTGGTGTTCCCATCGCTGATGCTGACGTGAAGGTCATTCACGTTGTCAACTGCGTCCTCATAGGCTGACTGTGCCTTTGCGATACGCTTTGCCATGTTCTCCTTTGTTAACACCCAGTAATTTCTTTTGCTCATAATTCTAAAACTTTAAATGGTTAATACTAGGGATGAAAGAAGGAGGCGTGTCTCACGACAGACCTCCTTTTCACCATTTAAACAAATCGAGTTATGTATAGGAGCCTGTATGTAGGTACAGGCTTGTTTGGCTAATTGTCTTCGTCCTCTGCGTTCCAATGGAACATGACCGTGATTTCCTTGTCGTGCATGACGAACGACATGATGTACGGAACGGCTACATAGTCCGAATCGTCGATGTACTGGCATCTCACGGTGTCGAGCACCATCATGACATCTTTCTTCTCGCCGAGCGTAAGGTGTTCGACGACCGCACTTCCCCATGAGTTTATAGACAAGACATCGTTTATAGGCTTTGCGAGTATGATTTTCATAAAGTTTGCGTGATGCTCGGCATAGGTGGGATAGCCTCCGACAAAGCCAAGATACTCGTTTTTGTCGAACGTGTAATCCTGCCCGTCGAACAGGCTGTCCATTACTCCATCCACCAAAACGTTCTTGTCATCCAGTGGCGCAGGAATCAAGTTTCTTGTGTCAATGCTAATTTCTTTCATAATTCTTTGCTTTTAATTAATTGGTTTGAAATTGGAGCGTGAAACAAAATGTTCCACGCATTTTAGGCTAAAATTCTCTTACTACGCTTGTCTCGCAGTCAATGCCTCCAGTCATCTCGATTTCTCCGTCCGCCCAGTCGTTGTAGGCGATGTTCTTGGCTTCTTCCTCGGAATTAGCATAGATGATGGTGCTTGCGTAGCTTATTTCCTTAACTTGTACTTCATACTTCTTCATAATTCTTCGTTTTTATTAGTTATACATTGTACCCTCCAAGCAAGGAGGGCTTTTGGCTGACATGGCTCTCGGCTCGTGCCTCTCTTTAGACCTTCGATGTAGAGAGCTTTATCAGAAGGATCTGAGCCGGCTAACCTTGCCGGACGATGATCCTTCTTGCAGAAGCTCTTCTGAATTGATGCCGAGCGACCATGCCAAAGGTGGCAAGCCTCACGAGTTTCTGATTACTTATTCCACTCGTCAATCTTTCCCTGGATCGAGATGCCAGATTCACTGATGAGTTCCTTCAGGATGCCGAGCATTCTCCATCCCTCGTTGTGGTCAACGCAATCCTTCGCCAGGATGTCGAGATGCTTCAACGACTGAGCTTGTGACGTAAACTTGCCTCCGATGCGAAAACGTACACCATGGAACATTATGAGGTTTCTCATCGTGAAGTAAGAACCAGAGCCCTTGTAGGCGTTGATGAAGTCGTTTGACTGCTTGGTATTCCAGTAGAGGTGCTTACGCACCTTGTTGAAGTTTTTGATTGTTCTGTAAAGAACTTCATAGGAAGTCGTAGAACACATGGTGCTGGCCATCTCATAGAGTGGAGCGTACACCTTCTTCTGCAAGTCGGCTACGAAGATGTTCTTGTTGTTGATGCGAACGTATGGAAGTCCGTGGCAAGTGTGCTTGTAGTGCTCCTTGTCGAGCAAACCGGTCTTCTTATCAACGCGATAGATGAGGTTGTCATCAACGTATGCCTTGAGCTTACTGATGTAGTCTGCTGCCATGTCGGAGGCTACCTCACCATTGAACCACATGTTGCGCATCTTCGCGTTGTCGGAGTCTCCGTGCTTCTGCATCTTCATCTGAGCATACGCTTCGTTCTCCAACATTCTCCACTGGTACTCGTAGCTCTTGTGCTGCAATACCTCGTTGAATGACTTGCCGTATTTCTCCATGTCTCTCAACATGTGAAACATCTGGCTCATCACCCAACGGCGGAATAGTTTCCAGTTGTTCACGTATCCGCCCTCCACGAGCTTCTTCTCCACAACGTCGTCCTCGTCTGGTGCAATCTGCACGAAATCCACAGGGACAGCCTTGCCGTCCTTGATTTCAACGACCTGCTCGTCTCCGAGCGTGAAGTACTTGCTCATGTCGTAGCCCAACGCTCTCAACGTGTCCATGCGCTTCTCCGCCTTGGTCTTCTTCTGAGTGGGAGCCTCCTTTGCGGATGCCTCTACGTTCTTAACTACTACGTTCAAGTTCTCACCAGTGATTGTTGCAATCTGTTTCATATTCTTTAAAATTTTAAATGGTTGATAATTAATTTATTTAACTCTTGTGGATGAGGCTTACGCCCCACCCTTGTTTGGCTCAATCCAGTCTCTGAGGATGATGAGGTCCTTGTCCTTATCGGACTGCCAGAACCAAGTTCCCCATTTACTCTCCCATGCGAGGTTTCCACGTAGCAGCTGTATGAGTATATACAACTCCAGCTTGCATCGCGCCACCTCTCTTCTCTCTCCGTACATCATGTCCTCGTCCGACAGTTCTTTCTCGGGCAAAGCCTTGAAATATTGTCTGCGATGCGACTCTGAACGCTCCGACGGAACGGAATGCTTGTAGGTTTCGTATCTCTGCTCTATCGCAGGAATTACCACCTCATGCGTAAGGTAAGGAACATCGTTCGGCTTGTCCTCCTCGGACATAACAACCTTTCCGTTCACTCTGCATGTTCTCTTTTGGAAGTTGATGGTGAACTTTGCGCCATCCTCTACCGCCTTGATAATCTCGTCGTATGTCATATTCTTAATTATTTGGTTAATAGTTGTGCGCTCAAAGGATGCGTTGCGTATCTTTATGAGCTTGATTTAAACTGTATGTAAGTAAGTCCTGATCATCCAGGTAACCACCTGCGAAGATCAGGATGCCTTCAAACAGTTTCGTAAATGTTTCCTTCTTGCGCACGTTTTCGGCTCGCAATAGCTATAGTGTAACCTCGGTAGAGCGTTGCATGAGTGTATTCGCTCGATTAAGTCACATGCTTGCAGGATACGACGGATGTAACCACATCCGTCGTATCTAATTCAACACGTGGCACTAAATTTTCTATTCTTGGTTACGCGGGCTGCAATGCCCTTGGTTGTTTGTAGGTACGCTCATCGGCTCGTCGCTTGGCTTTATTTCACTGATGTTACCAGCTTGTTACGCGGCAGGATGGCATGATAAGGCTTTCCTGCCGCGTTATCTCAAAGCGGGAAAGTAAACCTCGCCTACTTGCGTACCCTTTTGGCTTGCGATAGCTCTTGGACTGACCGATGGCTCGGCACATTGATTTATTTTTCTGATTAGCAACAGGAAGTCGCCAGACTCGGACGCCTGAGGTGCATGCGTGATAGCGCGTAAACCTCGGCGTCTGAGTCTGGTTAGAGACCTGTCGCATAAACGTTGCCGTTCGTCAATCCTTGGCGGTGTGCGCCACCTGTGAAAGTCATACGGACTGGCACATAACGATAGGTTATTGATATTGCCTGCCTTGTGCGTCATACAAGGTTCCTAATCCCAATCTCAAGTTGAATACCGATAGGTATGAAACTTGGCTCGGGATTAGCGACCCTTGGATGATGTTGCAGAGGCAGGAGATTAAACTCGTCCGTCCTTCTTCCACGTCCTTGTGCTCGGTCACGGAGATTGTCGGCGTTGAGGCTTTGCGCATTACTTTATGTCTTCGATAGAATCCTGGTTAGGAAGCACGGACGGACCATCTCTTGCGAAGAGATTGGTCCTCGGTGCTATACACGACCGGATTGTTAAACCTCGCCTCCATACCGACAAACCCTTGCGCCAGGAACTCTGTCAAAGGGTAGCGACCAACGTATTGTACGCAGCCTTGCGAGTTCTCATCGCATTCTGTGCGCAACCGATGGATAGATACCCCTTGATTTCGCTCTCCGTCTTCCCTCTGTTGGCTCTCACGTTCCTGCCACGCCCTCGGTCTATGCAACCTACGGCTTGCGTCTTCACGTACCCGAGTCCACCGACCTTCCTCTTGCCTGTCTTGACCGCACGGATGCAGTCCATGACAAAGGTGTTGAGGGTGCTGATGTCCTCCTTGACGTTGATGACCGGCAGCACCTGTGTAGCCCACGAGAACTCTCCGCATCCCTTGTAGAGATACCTATTGACGGCGTTGATAGCTCTCGCCATCGTGGTGTCACGCTTCTTGATCGTCCTCTTCTCGATTTCCTTCTGAAAGGTCTTAATTCGAGTGGAAGACAACGAGATGTCGTGTCCCTTGATGGAGTAGCCCAGGAACTTGAACCAATGCTGTGCGTCAAGATACTCAACCTTCTTAGGGTTGAGCTTCATCTGCATCTTCATCAGTTCGTCCTGCATTATTCGCATCGCCTCCTCGTAGTCCTCGCCAACGAACAGCGTATCGTCAGAATAGCGTACATAGTAGCCTTTCAGGTTGGATAGCTGATCGTCTATATGGTAGAGCACAACGTCGGCGAGCCAAGCCGCAACAGAGCATCCCTGCTTGAGGGACTGGTAGTTCTCGCAGAGATTTCCTTCCGTGTCGAAGTATATGTTCGTGTGGTAGTAGTCACGAATGACCGCAATCAACGCTGACTTTCCGTACTTCTCCTCCACTCTGTCGAACGCCTCGTCAATGTAATTGATGGGCACGCTGTCAAAGTACTTGGACAAGTCGGACTTCCAGCCAAGGATTGTTCCACGCGTGGAACATATCTTCCTCGACACCTCCTGCACCACACGACCGCAGCCGATTCCCTTTTGGTACGACTTGCATCGTGGGTGTGTCATCTCCGGCATCAGCTCGAACAGGAGGTCGTTGGCTATGCTCAACAGGATTCTGTCACAAGGCTCGTTCACATAGACCGTGCGGAAATCTCCGTTGTCCTTTGGAATCTTAGCCGTGTGAGGCGGCATTATCTTGTACCTGCCGTCACGAATCCTTCTGTACATCTCCAGTCTCGCCTCAGGTGTGGTGAGCTGATACATAACTGCTTTGCTCATGTCCTTCACAAGACCCTTGTCGATGGCATACTGCCAACGCTCGGGCTCGAAGAACATTTGTAGGATCTTGTCTTCATTCATAATTCTTATTGTATTTGGTTTGTTGAAGTACAGATATTGTCTGTACTTTTTAGCTATTAATGTAGTTAAACCAAATTTTTTTGCTTTTGTTGGTCTTATACACGTTACCAGCCTTATCAAAGTATATCCTTCTTGTCCCATTCTCCTGGCGAATAGGATAGTTCCCGATAAATGTTGTGCAGACGTACTCTATAATGGCTGAACCACGCTCATTATCTGTAGCTTGGTATCCAGTTTCAGGAATAATTCTAATCTGATAATCTTTGTTACCTAATGTAATTGTCTTCATAATTCTACTTTTTTGGTTATTGTGCGCAGTCCTTAGCTGCGCTTTTTTTGGCTTTTCTTTTTTGCCAGTTATTGAACCATTTTTGAAGACGTAAGTCAGCTTCGTGCTGCCTCTTGTAAAACTCGTCTGAGCAAACCCACGCTACGAGCTTATCAGCTAACTCTGCTTGATTTTCCATATAGCTCACTTTTTTAATTTACTTTATCTGTGTGCTTGTGTTTTGCAAAATCCTCTCGTACTTTCTTGTAGATTTCGTCTGTCAGGAATAGGTTAAAATCAGACTTGTCTCTAAACCAATGTTTTTCCTCATAATATGGCGGAATCTTTATTCCTATCATTTCAAGGAACGACAAGTCGGCATTGTTCTCGTGTTGTATGCCAACCCATCCCAACTTGCCATTTATTACATACATCTCCCCGACTCCATTCAATCTAAAGTTGACGTGCCAGACAATAGCCTCTACGATTCTTTCTTTTTCTGTCATACTCTTAATATTTTGGTTATAGTAAGGGAGATTACTCTCCCTTTGTTTTGGCTTTGCAATACTTGATGTACTCCTTGAACTCTTCGTCTGTAAGGTGACTTTCCATGTCGCCTCCCCAGTAGGAGCACTGCTGGTCAAGGAAACCATCGATATAATCATCGTAAGTGCTCCATAAATCGCCGAGGCAAGTCATGGCTTGATTTCTTGATATACAGGACCATCCTTCTCTGCGTCCACATAGAACTGCTGGTCGTCTTCGATTTCTACGGTCTCTCCGCAGAAATTGTCCGAGCCAAGGATAATCTCGCTTCTGTCGTATGCATCCTGCACAAGCTGTTTTGCTTGCTTCTTGCTCTCTGCCTCCACACTAACGACCTTGTTCAAGGTCTCTGTCACTGATACGTAATACTTCATAATCTTTACTTTTTTTGGTTGATAATTGGCAGAGGGCAAACGCCCTCCGTTTTTAGGCTACCTCCTTGATGTAGTAGACGAACTCGTCAGGGGTATCTTCGCGCTTCTCCTCGTCCAACCAATACAAGTAGGATTCGCACTCGTTATAAAGTGCGCTCTCGTCAATGTTGAACTCGTTATCGTAGTCGCTGAGATAAACGCTTCCTACGCAGATCTGACCACGGAGCTTCTTTAGCTCTTCTTGCGAAAGGTCAAACACATTGCGCTCAACCTCCTCTCTCCACTCCTGCAACTCCGCATCCTCGTCATCATCGAGCAAGCGAGCGTACAAAGGACACAAGCCGAAGTCGCCGAACACCATCTTTTTCCAGTACACCTCGCCGTAGTAGTCTTTTACCATAACGAGGTGGTCCTCCTGAAGTTCGTACTCGGACTCCACGCAATCGACATAGGTGTCGTCGCATGGGTAGTCCTTCCATGCAGCCTCGAAGAGCTCCTTGGCTCTTTCTTCTGCATCCTTGAAGTCCTTGACGATTTCAAATTTACTCTCGTCTCTGTGACCTGCTTTCACTACGTACAATCTAAATTTCTTCATAATCTTATCTGTTTAATGGTTTGTTGCGATAGCCCGAAGGCTACCTGTTAGGCTAATGCGTTCAATACTTTGTGAGCATTGTACGCCACAGGGTTGTTGTACTTCATCTCTGCGAGGATACGTCTCTCGCAAATCTCCATGCAACGCTCGTGTGCGATGTTCTCCGACAACGCCGTGAAACTCGACACGCAAGCGTCCGATGGCTTTCCGATGGAATACGTGTAGCCGTTGCGATAGCAGATTATCTTTCTGCCAATCTTGTAAACTACGTCACTACCCTTCTGTTGTGTTCTGATTTTCTGATTCATAATTCTTTTGTTATTGGTGAATAGAAAGGGAGCGTGCAAGCTCCCTCTAATTAGACTACTCCTTCCACCATTCGGCGATGTCGGAGCGTTTCAAGTTTCTCATCTCCATAAACTCCTTGAGCGTATGGCAGTAGGTATTCATACAATAGCAGTCACCTTTCAGTCTTACGTGTACTTCCATTACGATATTCCTTTAATGATACAACACTGCTCTGCCCTTACGCTCTCTTAGCTTGTTGAGTAGATATTTCTTGTCGCTACCAGAGAAATTGTCCCTGATATACTTCTCACACTCCTTCTTCGTCCAGAAATGGCTACATTCCGTCTTTTCAGGAGACACGCAGAACCACATCTTTCCGCCCCATACGTCGCACAGACCTACGTAGGCGATTCCTTTCTTAAATTCCATAATCTATTCATATTAAATGGTTTGACAATGGTAGCGTGGATATTTCACCACGCATTTCTTAGGCTACATACACGTCATCGTACCACTTCTTGAAGTACTCACGTGCGTCCTTCTCGTTGCTTATCTGCTGAGAGATTGTCAGCTTCTTCGTTGGCTTGATGACAGCCGCAACGGAAAATGTTCCGTCGGCAACCCATCTGAGGAGCGAAGCTTTGATGTCTTCGTTCTCAACGCTCTTTACGATCTCGCATTTCAGCAAGTCGTCGTCGAAGATTTCCTCTAAATCTTTCTTTGTCTTCTCATTCATACCTCATAGTTTATTGGTTAATACTTGAATCTCCCCATGAAAGGGGAGAATTTTTAGGCTGTAGGAGCGAACTCCTCCTCTCTTTCGAGGTCATAGCTCAGATCTTGAAGCTCGTTCGAGAAATTGTACTTGATTCCAAACGTGCCGAATGCGTAGAAATACCACGACGATAGATATTCTCTGTCGTCGTTGGCTCTCTCGCTGTCCTCGGCTGCGTCAAGACGCTTCACCATCTCAGGGAACAGGTCGAAGTAATCATCTCCGTCGTAGTCGGTAGGCCAGCATGTGCCTGTTCTGTACTTCGGATAATCATTCTCTATGTCAGCAAAGTTGCCATCCATTCTGTGAGAATCCATGTGGAGATACTTCTTCATGTCTCTGTTGACCTCGTGAGCGAACTCCCAAGCGAGGTTGTGTATGTGATTCTCGTCGTCGTACAGGTCGTTGATGTACTGCTCAAGCTCCTCTTTGTTGTCGAAATTATCCAGGCACTCTCTGTAAAGCTCCTCGATGGACTTCGCAAACTCCTCGATGCCGATGTAGTCAGCCACCTTTTCGATGACCTCTCCCTTGTTGTTGCTAACAACTTCCACAATGTTCTTTTCCATAATTCACTTGTTTAAATGGTTGATAATGGAAATCCCCACCCATGAGGATGAGGATTGGCTTTGGCTTATAACAAATTCACGATGTACCCTTCCATATTATTGACCACACCGCCATAAAACAGCCACTGAACGTAGCTCTTTCTTTCGACAAGAGACAGCTCTTTGTACAATTCCTTGTATTGCTTAAAGTGTCCGTTGTCAAGCGATGCAACCAAATACTCGTAGAATGACTCTGCGCTCTCTCCTACCTCGTAGAACTTAGCCTGCTGCTCCGCAGTCTTGCTTCTTCTCTTTGCCATAATTCAAATAATTAAAGGGTTAAACGATAGAAGGCACGCCCATCCCTGAGCGCACCTTGTTAGGCTCTACTTGCAACGAAGCAGCTTTCTTACGAGACGTGTCTCCGAAGGATAGTCCTGGCCGGCTGTATATTCGTACCTTAGTTTCCGCTGCGCAACAAATCAACACCGATACGTCTCATTATCCCACAGTTCTTCACACGGCTCCATTTGATATTCTCGAAAACGTCATCTTTATCACGCATTCCAAGCGCACCGCAGATGCCGTCCGTAAACTCTCTCAGTGCCTCGTCAGTCAAGCGGAAATTCTGGTAACACCCTTTCTTGTTGACAAAGCTACCGCTCAGCACGTCATCAACGGACAGCTGGCAGTAGCTCATCTGTCTCATTAGACCACGTATGGTCTTGTAAGTTCTTGTTCTCATATTCATAAAAATTATTGGTGAATAGTACCTGCATATCGCTATGCAGGATTTTTAGGCTTAACGACGTTCTACGTTCACGCTCACGGAATAAGGGAGACAATCTGCGTCAATCTCGCTCCATTCGTATTCAACGACGGTACTAACATACTTGTTCTCCATCTTATGTATAGTGCTGTCTATGAGATTTCTGCTGATAGTACATTTCGTTTTCTCCACACAAAACTTCACGTGTGCCATATAGCCATCTTTCGTGAACTCGACAAGTCCTTGTCTTCTTGCAATGGCTACGCATCCGTGGAACGCGTTTACAAACACGTACTTCTCTCCGTCGAAATACACATCTACGCATGTATTGCTCTCTGTTCTCTTTATATACTCCATATTCATTTGTATTTATGGTTAGACATAGTTTCTGTACGGATATACCGCACAGAATGATTTTGGCTCAGAATCTGCGAGGCTTGGAGAAGTCACGCTCAATCTCACGTGCAACCTTGTCCGCACGGCTCGCTCTTCTAAAGTAAGCCTTGTCGTCCAATTTCTTCGCCTTGCAATCCTCGTCGATTACTCTCTTGTGCGCCTGTACCAAGCGCATGAGGAACTTTCTGTCTCCGTCTGTCATAATTCTGAATTTTGATGGTTAATAATTGTAATGTAGCCCTACAGAAGGGCTACACCTTGTTAGGCTAAAACTTGTACTCTTTCTTCTTGCGTGTGTAATTATCCACGTAGAACACCTTCACTGCACCATATTCTTTGCGGAGCTCGTTGGCATTGTATGCTACTCGTTCCATGTTTCCACAAATAACCGAGTTATGCTCTGCTCCATCCTTATCAACGAATGATACGGAATATCCGCTCCATAGGAAATTATCCAGGTTCTTTCGGACAAACTCGTCAAACCTATAGCCTACGTTAGCTGCCATCTCGTGCATCTTCACGTAATACTCCTTTGTCGTGCCAAGCGTCTTGGCTGTAAGAAGGCAGATTTTCTCTCTGCCTTGATACTCGATGTAGAAATCCGTGTAGATTCCCTCGTTCGAGCCAAAGGTGGTGATGGAAAACGAGTCGAAAGCCTCGCTCACAATCTCTGTCTCGTTTAAATCCCATGCAGAGTAATAATCGAGACACGCTTTGCTCGCCCAATTTTCCTCCTCGATGTATCTTTCAATGATTTTTCCAAGCTCTATCGAGGTGTAAGGCCTGTCGATACCGGCAATCTTTTCTTTCTTCATAAATCTATTCTGTTTTGGTTAATAGCAGGCAGCACGAATTATCGTACTGCCCAGATTCGGCTCAAAGGTCGTAAACCTGGCTCTCGTGCGCACACAACAGGCTCGGACCGCTCAGTATGGAGAATGCGCAAGGGTCGAATCCCTCTATTCTCTTCATGCTGTCAATCTTCCTCTGAATCTCGGCACGTATGGATGCCATACTGAATCTTGCGTCCACAGGCATGATGCTATCCATGCCCACCATCTCCACCAGTTCCTCCTGTCCCCACAGAAACTTGTGGTTAGCGAGGTCGTACTTAGTGATCTTGTGATAAAATTGTACCCATTTGCTCATAATTCTGAAATTTTGGTTTGTAGGAGTGCCTGGCAATCGCCAAGCACAAATTTAGGCTAAGAACTTCTTGATGTACTCAACAACCTTGTCATACAACTCGTCGAGCTTATCGGGACGTAGTGTATAGAAAAACGAGAATTGCTCACAATACAAGTCCTTTGTCTCCTTGCTCCCTGTGTACACGCACACGCTCACGTATCCCTCTCTTTCGATGTATATCTCGAAAGAGAATTTTCCGCTGGCAAACGTGTCTCTCTGAATCTCATGCAACTTAGGCAAGATGCTCGTGCGCAAATACTCTCTGTACGTCTCCCACTCAGGGTAATCTAATTTCTTCATAATTCTGTGATTTTTGGTTTGACATAGTATGCGTGGGAAAACGCCCACGCACGTTTTTGGCTTACAGTAAGTCAAGGCAGATGATTATTATCCATCCCTCCTTATAGTCAAGCAGAGCAATATTGCCATCGCTCAATTTCTTGTCTATCCACTTGCCTACGGATGGCATGTTGCTGCACTCGGTGTCGTCCACCCATAGCGCACAATATGCGCCAGGCTGCAAGTTCTCACAGCCAGTGTCGTTCGCACCGTACCATTTCTCAGGTTTCACAGGTGCAACGAATGTGTTGATTGCCCACTGAGTGTTATCCACTCCGTCCTTGTTGAGGACATCCATGAGGTCTATGACCTGCGCTTTGCTAATTGCTTTCATAATCTAATTCTGTTTAAATGGTGAATAATAGAATCCGCCTGAATCTCTCCAAGCGGAAATTTTAGGCTACATATCCCATAGGTCGTCTATCTCCTGCTGAATGTGGTCCACGCTGATGGCTATCAAGAACAGACCGCACATCTCCAGGATTGCCGAGTAAATCACAGCCTGCAAGTCTCCAAGCGCAAAACCAGACACGGCGATCACACCGCTCAATACGCTCACGAGAACCACCAACACTAGGGAAAATAAACTCTTCTGCTTTAAAATCTTTTCCATATCTCTAATTGTTTATTGGTTAATTATCGTACTGCCTAGATTCCCTAGGCAGATTTTAGGCTAAAATTCTCCAAGCACAATTATCGTACTTTCCAAGTTTACTCATTCATTGGCAGGATGAAATTCTCCAAGCGCAGCGTTGAACGCCACAACTCCTTGAAGAACCATCTCCCAATTATCGTACTGCTCCAGAACGTGCCAAGCAGAATCATATAAAAGATTCCAAGCACATTCAGCACAATTATCGTACTTGCCAAGCACAGGAACGCTGGCACGCTCTGAAAAAACCCAAGCACAATTATAGTGCTTGCGTAAATAATCTGTCTCTGTCTCATAATTCTGAATTGTATGGTTAATTATCGTACTGTAGCCACGCACGACAATTATCGTACTGGCTACAGAATTTAGGCTAAAACAGCCACAACGAGCTTTTTCCCGTTGTAGCTCATAAACTCAACGTGGGCGTATATCGTCTGCAAATCGGCGATGTACAACTCCATCATTCTCCTCCCTCTGCAATCTAATGTTATCGTACTCATAATTCTAAATGTTTAATGGTTATAATAGAAAAGCCTACACGGAAATGTAGGCTTGAATTTTGGCTTCTTAGTAATACATCACGGAACAAAAGATGGTGCGCTTTTCGTTTATGGATAGTTTTGACCAGTCCGCACGCCATCCGTACCACAAACGCATCTCTTTTCGTACGTCTTGAGAATAACGTCCAACTTTATTATACCAAGAGTCAAGAAGCTTCTCTCTAATACGGAAGCGGGTTTTCATCTCGATGCTCACTAATACTTCAAGGACAGCACATAATTTATGCGCTCTAAGATAATATACTACTTTCTTATACATAATTCTATAAATTTTAAATGGTGAATAAAATAGGAGCTGCGTGAATGTCTCCACGCACGCAGCCATTGCCAGGACACACGCTCTCTTTGCGCCGCTCGTCGTCGGTCCACGCCATTTGCGTGAACGTCATGCCCTCTGAGGACTTGTCTGAATCCCGAAGGACTCAGGCGGATAACCCCTCAGCGTTCTCCACACGTTTTATTTACGCTCACAGATTTCTCTGTGCATACAGATGTTCGTACAACTGATTACGTATTGCAATTCTTTTGGATGTACCTCACACGGAATAAGCAATAAATATCCGTGAGCTATGATTTTAACCACATGGCTCAGTAGCTGGAAGCCAAGCACGTTAGGAACTCGTCCACGTGTGCCACACGATAGAATATGAATTATGATTTTCTCTCTCTTCAAACTCTCACGGCTCTCCGTGATACAAACTCCCTGCGGTCTCCCCGTCTCATCCCATTCGACGCAAGAGTGAGGAATTTTCTCGTTTCTCTCGTATGGATGTCTCCGTGAAATCTCGTTTCACTCTCCCATATCGGTGTGCCTCTCGCACTCTCGATTTACTGAGAAGCTCTCTTGAATTGAGACAATAAGCACTCCGGGGAGAAAACTTGCGCTTTCTCTCTGTATGAAGTGAATAATTGTCTCGCCTGGTTCCCACGGTGTCACCGACACACCACGACCGCCTCCAACGGGTAGTGGGAAAAATAAGGGTACGACGACCCGCACCTAATCTCTGGACTAGGTGTAAAATAAGGGTGGATTTCTCCACCCTTTTTTTTTGAGTAGTGAAAAGGAAGGGTGATTACTCACCCTTGAGTGCTTTTAGCTTTGCTATTATAGCATCAGCTTGAGCTTGCAGATCGCTTATTGATTCAGCTTTCTTGCGTGCAGTCTTCTTGCCCTTTGCAAAACTATCATGCAACGCTTTCACGTGACTACCAAGCTTTTGGGCTGTGTCTATAATACCCGTTTGGGTATCTTTGCCGTTGTCGTTAAACCAAGCGGCAAAGGTAGCCAGATTGTGTTTGTGGCTAAACTCGCTAACGGCAGTACGCACACATTCGGTTTGCAGCTTGTTGTACGTGTCATCACCTAGCACCACATTGTTTACGGCTTTTTGGTAAGCCGCCTTTGCAACCTCTAGGGCCTTTGCAGCCTCTAGCAACGCGGGGTCCTTGCTATCCTTGAGCAAAGCTACCTTGTAAGCGTTCAATACATCAAGTGATACGCTGCACTTCTCACTCTCTTTAACCTCAGAAACATATATTTTCGTTTCCATACAATAAACCCTACATTTATTTGGTGTGCGCTTTGATGTAGGGGTGCGCACTGATTAAACAAAAAAAAGATAGTTTTCACACGTTCCGGTGTGGGTGCTACACTCGCGGCACTCGACGCTATCCTCATTGTGGGCGGAGGCTGCCTCCGTAGGTAGAGTCTCTGCGGTTAGCTGCTATAATTACGCTCTAGCAGAGCGTGCGGGGCAACGGCCCCGCTCACCTATACTATTGCAAATGGTGTGCCAAGTGACCAGTTAGAAATTAGTATGAATATTCATTTAACGTATTGTAAGTATTTGATTATTAGGTAGTTATAAGGTTTGTAATAATTACAGAAGATGTCAGTACTTGTTAAGGTTTTATTAAATTAACGTATTGTGCCAACGTGGCATAAAGACAATTATTTGATTATTAGATAGTTAGCAAAATATAGGTGGCAGTATATGTTAATTAATTAACTTAATAAACATTAATCTTTACAAAATGCTAAGTGTCTGATTTTCAAGTAGTTACAACTGACAGAGTGTCAGTCTAAATTAGTTAAATTTAAGTTAATATGTAATACCTATTTACTTATTTAGTTAATATACCTTTAATATGTTAAACGCTGAATAAATATACATGTATAAATATGGTAAAGAAAAAGTCAGTCAATTTTTTTGTTAATATATTTAATGTTTCACGAAATGAGCATTGTTCCACGATTTGAATAAATATACGAGAATTGAGTATTAATATACGTGGTAAGTAGTTGAGTATTAGGGGGTTACAAAAACTATAAACAGATTAACATTTATTAACATTTGTGGAACAAAAATAGTGTTTCACGGAAATATTATACAATATAAACTTTCTTATTTTGTCCTATTTTTTCAAAAGACACCACCACACCCCCTAAGGAGCCAAAAATCCAGCGCCTAGTCACCTCTCCTAAAAATTTTTTCTTCCGATTTTTCGAGGTTTATATAAAGATTTTTTACCAAGCTATCGAAATGAATATATATACATAATCGAAGTAGCGATTGTTTCACGGTTTATCCTACCTTATTGAATAGCCATCTTTGCATAAATATTAAATGTAGTTGTATTCCACACTTTCTGTATGTTAAAAGTGTATAAATATACAAGTATTTATCGTATATAATGTATGAATATACGATTTTTTTTATATCTTTGCATTCGGATACGCAGGTGTGCGTGATAGGGGCGATTTGAACCTGCACTGCCCACGCGAACCCCAGTGTTTATGGGGATTTTGGGCACACTGCCCCTCTTCTCGCATCCATCACTGGATAGCATAATCCTGCACGGTCCTACATTATAACGTATTTATAGATATATAACTGTATGCAAGACAACGATTTTTACATAAACAAGCTGCACACGTTCCTGCTCGACCTTTCCAAGAGGTCTGAGTACGGACTGGAGGCTTTGCGTACTGACTGGGGCAACTCCGGCAGCAGGAGCTTCGGCGAGAAGCAGGCCATGTTCTGTAGGGGGATGCGCCTTCTTGCGAAGAACTGTCCTGTCAAGTACTACAAGGGTTCGTACTACATGTTCAACGGCAGGGTTTACGAGGTGTGCGACGAGGACATAATAGAGGTGGCCTACCAGCAGCTCATGGAGGACTTCCAGATTGCCCCGATGATGAACAGGCTGAACATCCGCAACGAGGTGTTCATGAAGACAATCCGCCTGTGCAACCCGCTGCGTCCTTCCTTCGACATCGTGGCGTTCAACAACGGCGTGGTTGACTTCGGCTCCGGGTTGCAGTACCCGAAGGTCATGCCTTTCTCTCCCGATTACCACGTCACGTACTACCACCCTTACGACTACAACCCCAAGGCGAAGTGCGACAGGTGGTCCAACTTCCTGCACGAGGTTCTCCCGGACAGGACTTCCAGGATGATACTCCAGATGTTCCTTGGCCTCGGACTTGTTCAGAGGGGGACGGCGTACAACCCGTACAACGGAAAGGAGTCCTCGAAAATCGAGCTGTGCCTGTTGCTCGTCGGCGCAGGTGCCAACGGAAAGAGCGTCGTGTTCGACGTGGCCTGCAACCTGTTCGGAAGCGACAGGATCAGCAAGATGGACTACGCGGACCTGACCGCCGACGGAGATGAGGGCATGAGGGGAAGGTTCCCTATCAGGAACGCCATCTTCAACTGGTCTTCCGACTCCGACCCGAAGAAGTTCGGCAGGAAGAACACCGGCATGTTCAAGAGGTTGGTGAGCGGTGAGCCCGTCCCCATGCGTGAGCTTGGCAAGAACGTGCTGGAGGCGAACGCCATTCCCTACCTCATATTCAACTTGAACGAGCTTCCGTTCCCGGACGACGCGTCGCTCGGCTTCATCAGGCGATTGCAGTACGTGAGCTTCGACGTGACGATACCGAAGGACAGGCAGGATCCGGAGCTTGCGAGCAAGATTATCAGGTACGAGCTTAGCGGCGTGTTCAACTGGGTCATGCGTGGGGCGCAGGAGCTTAGGAAGAGGAAGTACCGTTTTCCTGCCGCGGAGGGCAGCAAGAAACAGTTGCTTCTGTCCCTTCTCGGGAGCCAGCCGCTGTTGGCGTGGATTAGGGCTTACGGGCTGCGCTCTGATGCTGCGGCGAAGAACGAGGTGTTCAACTGGTTCAAGTCCTCTCTGCTATACGACTCTCTCGTTACGTTCTGCCGTGACAACGGACTGGAGGAGAACGAGATTCCTACGAAGCAGTTCTTTGGCAGGAACATGTTCGACAGGTGCGGTTTTTTAAGGAAGAGAGCGTCAGAGGGAATGATATACAAGGTTTACGGTGTCACGGAGCCTGACCTGAAGGAGCACATACTCATCGGCGACGTAGCCCCTGCCGGCGAGGAGGACGAGAAGGAGCCTGACACATTTATCAAGGAGGATGATTGACAAGGAATACATCAAGTCGATAATCCAAAGGGTTGTCGATGGCAAGGAGGCGAAGAACGTAGTACCCTCCTCTGCCTCCATGAGCGAGATAATGGCAGTCCTACGTGATGATGCCCTGGAGTGTATGCGCCAGATGTGCAGCGACAGGGATATTGCCGTGAACAAGACGTTGAACAGCGTAGCATTCAAATGTTTGTAGATTATGTTTAAGAGATACATTCCGGACGAACTTCGCAACGCTATCGAGAATGACCCGATCTGGCACAGCGTCAGTCCGTTGATTGATAAATTCGAGAAAGCCTATGAGCAGACGTTACAACAACAAGATACCACCTTTCAAGCCAGACCCCGAACACTGGACTAAGAAGAGCCATTCTTGGAAGGCGAAGGTGGCATACGAGACCGAGGATGAGGCTTGGGAGTTCCTTAATCAAAACCCAAGGTTGAAGGAGGTTGGATACCGACCTTACGTGTGCCACGTCTGCGGACTAGTGCACATCGGGCATTTACATAAACATTAATAGTTGAGGATATGAAGAAACGAGGATATTACAAGTATGACCCGGTTATTTACCCAAGAAGGCTGTGTGTAGCCATCGGCATGAACCAAGAGGATGCAAACAAGTGCTTTGAGGGAAGGAAAGGCGAGATTTTGAAGGTCGATTTCTCTAATTGTGCTGCCGTCACTTACGATGGCGTCAGAATAAAGTCAAGCAGGGAGAATTGCTCGTTTATTAATTTTGCGAGCAAAGATTCTATGAGGATGGGAGTTTGCTGTCACGAGGCTTCTCATTCCTGTGAAGACATTGAAAAAGACTTGTGTATTGAACACGGTGGAGAACCGTCCGCTTATCTGATTGAGTGGATAGCCTCCTGCATCAACAAGGCTCGCTTGGGCATCGGTGATTTTATAGAAATTAAAGAAAAGGAGGAATAGCTTATGATTGAAAAATATTATAAAGGAAACTTATTTGTTGCCCCTGCGTTATATTTCATTGAAAACCTTGATGGAAAAGAAAAGGAAAACTTCAAGAAAGGTGTCTTTCAATATGATGGCATGGTTTGTGGTATGGTCGAGGAAATCAACTTTGAGTGCGAACGTTTCTTGGCATCATTCAAGACTCCAGATAAAAACTACGCCGAACCAGTAATAGATTTGTCAATAGATTGCAATATGGCTGATATGAGCAAATTCCATATAGTTAAGAGCATTGATAGGATTGACTTTTACCATTTCCTCCATATCAATGAGCAAAAAATTATAGACATAATTAAAAACAAGGATTATGATTGAAGAAAAAGATATTAAGGTAGGTTTGAAATTTAGAATTTACAAAGCAAATGAGGCAACTTTGCTAACAGAAAAAGTTACTGGAAAAATACCTATCGTTCAAGACCATACCGATTATGAAGTTGTAGGGGTCGGAAACTACGAATGCGCCTGTAAACAAATAGCTAACGGAGCTAAGGAGTTTGTTATTGATTTTAGCCGCATCATGGAGTCTGGGCAAAAATTGCCAGAAGATTACACGGGTAGCCTTTTCTTATCAAAAAAAGATGAAATTGAGCGCATCAAACGCAAACCAGAGCAAGTTTCGCATCCGTCTCATTATGCTTGGCTGCGTGAGAAATGCTTGGTTGAGCCTATTGATATTTGCAGACACCTGGATTTTAATATCGGGTGCGCCGTCAAGTATTTGCTTCGTAAGGGCAAGAAAGAGGAAGGATTGTCGGAAACGGAACAGAGAATCCAAGACCTTAACAAGGCTCGCTTCTATATAGAGGATGAGATTACAAGCGTTTTGGGTGGTAAACTGAAATGATATGGCAAAGATTAAGAAATTTCACTGCGAGGATTGCATCTTCTTTACGGAAGGAACGTGCAGGAATGTACGCTATGGATGGGACGTTGATTCTAATGATACCATCTGTACGGAGTTTGAGTACAAGAACGAGTTTATTAAAAATTAAAATATTGTTGTTATGAAAGAATTAGAATTTGGCAAGAAAGTGCTTTGTGGTAATTACTATATCTTAAAGCACTCTAAGAGCCTTAGCAAGGCTGAGGTGGCGAAGTTGAGAAATGCGCAGGGTATTCCTGCCGACATTCAGAAGCACTTGCAGAGAGCGAGCCTTCCTTACATCAAGGTCGCTACCATCAGTGACTCCTGGAGCGTTGAGTTCGTCATCGGCATGACCATGTACGAGTTTCTGAACACCGTGGAGTA